CATGAGATTCCATCGGTTACGAATCTGAATGGGGATATCTCCGATCTAACTTCTCGCGAAGGACTGGTAACGAAGGCTGGATTATGGCAACTCATGCAAAGAGCGCAGCAGATGGTTATCGGACTTCGGGAATCAGTAATCCGAATCGATGTCAATCCCCATGTAGAAGGCGCTCCTACTCTCGCTCCCGGTATCCAGTATCGAATCGTTACTCCAGATCTCCTCTATTGCGAAGCGCATCCAGACCAGCCAGATATCCCAGTATACTATCAGGAAGCGAGGCTCCGAGAGATGGAGGGAGCTCCGGTATGGGTAGCGGATATCATGGATATCCGAGATGCCTCGAATCCGATCTTCGGGATGTTCATCATCGAGAAGGATGGTTCTATCGGAATGGATGTTTCAGAATACTTCATGGGCCATCCTACCCATCGCGGAGAGGATTATCCGTATCGAGATTCGAAGGGTAATCCATTCCTCCCAGTAGTTCTCTATCATGCGGAGAAAACTGGGTTTCTATGGGATTCGTATAACGCTTCTCAGATGGTATACGGTTCTCTTACGAGCGCGGTACTGTATTCTATGTGGGTCCATCTAGTTCGAGATGCCTGCTGGAGTCAGAAGTACGTAGCCGGGCTATCTGTAGCCGGGCTATCTCAGATGGACCAGAATGAGATCGCTCGAAGATCTTCGATCGCTACCGATCCGAGTTCGATTCTCGTATTCACTCAGGATCCAGATGCTCAGGGCCAGCCTCTGGTCGGTTCCTTCTCCATTCCTACGGATCCTCATGCTCTATTGGAATCGATCTCTAAATATGAGATGCGCGTAGGACTCGCTGCTGGACTATCTCCATCGGATATCTCCAGACAGAGCGGAGATCCTCGAAGCGGTTACTCCCTTGCAATCTCGAAGGCTGGCCAGCGAGAAGCTCAGAAGAAATTCGCTCCAGTATTCCGAATGGGAGATGAGGAGTTACTCGCGAAAACCGCTATGCTTTCGAATCGCTATCTCGGAACGAATCTTCCAGAAGATGGATATCGCGTAAGCTATCATTCGATGCCATTGACACCGGATGAGATGAGAGCACAACGAGAAGATATCGTTCAGAAGATGCAGGCCGGGTTAATCTCTCCGGTTCAAGCGGTTATGATGATGTACGATGATATGGATGATAGAGAAGCGCGCGAATATCTACTCCAGATCCGTAGAGAGCGAGCGGAGTTTTTATAATGCCTACTGAATGTGATATTCGCTGCGAGGAGTGTAACGAACCCATCTCCGATCTTCGAGATTCGATCGTAGAATGGCTATCGAATGAGGACTGGGGCATCGCTCTTTATATTCGATTAGTGCATCCCAACTGCTGTTATTATAAGTCTAAGAGACAACTTCTCGAAGATATTAATGCGAATGATCACTGGTTACCTCTCATCGATATCGAAACTTTACTCGATATCGCTTGGGAGATGCCTTGGGATTCAAAGAATCTAGCAGAAAGCGCATTTATTCGATATATTACTGAAAGAAACCAACTTATGGAGGTACACCATGCGAACCATTAACCACGAAGGCGAAGAATACGTTCTAAAGAGCGAGATCGAAGCCGCTTTTAAAGAACGAATCTCGAAGTTAAGCTCTCGCGCTATCCAAGCGGAAGAAGCTGCCATTCTACTTCAAGAGCAAATCGATAACCAAGCTGGAGAACTCCAGAAGATCTCTAAGCTTCAAGAGAAGATTACGACTCTCAAGTCATCTCTTGAGGATGCGGAGAATCGCTTCTCACGCGTATCGATGTTATCAGATCTAGGATTCACCGATCCCGATATTCGAGAAGCGGTAGAATGGAGCTATGAAAGAGCGATGCGAGGACAGGAGAAACGAGTTCCAATGGGAGACTGGATTAAGGGAATCAAAGAGAATCCAGAATCCGCTCCTGCTATCCTGAAACCTCATCTCCAATCTAAAGCTGCTCCCGAAGCATCTCCAGAGGCCTCTATGGAAGCCGCTCCAGTAGTAGCGGAAGCCGCTCCCGAAGCTCCCCTTCTCCCACCGAAAACGAATACCGCAGCGAAGCCAGCTCCAGTTCAATCGGGGAATATCATCGAGCGAGGGTTAACCGATATACAGTTCTACGAGCAGAATCGCGAGGCTATCATGGCCGCTTATCGCAGTTCTCGCAGAGTATAAAGGAGAATGAGAGATGAGTATCGATCTAAGCAGTCAAACCAAAGCTTTATTCGTGAAAACATTCACAGCGAATCAAACCGCTACCGAGATAATCCTTCCTCGGAATACGAATACCGTTACTATCGGATGCGAGCAGCATGATATCTATTGGAGTCACGAGGGGACCCATGGACAGGTTCTCGGAGCGGATAAGGACTGGTTAACCGGAGGAGCTAAACAAGCAATTAAGGTAGGTAGAGGGAAGAATCGAACGAATCAGATCTATATCGCTACCAAGAGTAGTTCGAGCGCGCTCGTTACTCTCATATTCGAGGAGACTTAACGATGGCTCTATACTTCGCTCCAGCTTCCTCGAAGCCTCAAGTCCATACCTTCTCGAATGTTGCTTCCGTAGTGATTACTCATAACCTCGGTTATAAGCCTCTGGTTCAAGTAGTAGTCAATGGGGAGATCGCTCTCGCTACAGTTACTCATACCTCATCGAATGAGGTTCGAATAAGTTTCCAAAATTCAATCTCTGGAGAGATAATCTTGAGGTAATCTTTAGAGCGAGGAAAGCCTTCCTCTAATCATGATTAATTTACTCAATGGAGATTGATATGGACTTTTTAGCTCCTAATAATATTTTTGAAGGTACGGTTCAATTGAACCAACAACCAACTGCTGATAACCATGCTGTTACTCGCTCTTACTTGGAAGCGAACGCAGTAGTCGGAATCGCTACAGACTCAGCTAATTATGCCGAGCTGGTAACAGTGAACGGAGAGAAGCAACTTAAGCTTAAGCCTCTTACTATCACTGATGTCGCTGTAGATACTACAGCTACCAGTATCGCAAACTGGGTAAGCTCTAACTACACTAATGGAGATGAAAAACAAGAAGGTGATATCATTATCTTGACTGGTGTTAGTGGTCGCGCTCAAACCTTTATCCATAATGGTGGAGCTGCTGGTACTGATGCTGACTTTACAGAGATCGAAGGGCAATCCGTAAGCGATGCTGAAGTTCGCGCTGCTTTGAGTGCTTCTTCCGGTATTGATTACAATGCTTCTACTGGTGAGTTCACTGCCGATCAAGCTGAGATCCGCGGATTCTTCTCTGCTGGTGCTGGCTTGTCTTACGATGATGCTAATGGTGCTTTCGAATTGAATGTCGATTCAGATGGTATCTCAGAAGGAACTTCGAACCTATACTTCACAGAAGCCCGATCTCGTGGGGCTATTAGCGTATCTGGTAACGGTATCACTTACAATAGCGCTACTGGTGCTATTGCTTTGGCTGTAGATACTGATGACGTAGTAGAGCAAGATGGAGCTACTAATCAGTTCTTCACTCAAGCGCGCGCTCGCGGAGCGGTATCTGTAACTGGTGCTGGTTTATCTTACACTTCTTCTACCGGTGTATTCGAGCTAACTGCTGATACTGGTGATATCGCGGAAGGTTCGAACCTATACTTCACAGATGCACGCGCAAAAAGTGCGATTACTATCAAGTCTGTAACAGGTCCAGATGTTCAACTTCTAGTTAAAGAAGCAAACGGAGATCTCTCTGTACAGTTATCTGATGTATTCGCTGAGTTCGTAGCTGGTCAGGGCTTGAGCTACTCGAATGGTGAATACGCTCTCGATGCGAATACAGATGATATCGTAGAGGCCGATGGTGCTTCGAATAAGTTCTTCACCGATGCAAGAGCTCGCGGAGCTATCTCTGCGGATCCAGCTGCTGGTAACCTTGCTCAGTATGATGATGCTACTGGTGAGATCTTGGTAGATATCGGAGACTTCCGTAAAGAGTTCGCTCCTCAGAACTTGACTGCTAATACATGGGCTACTTTGAATCATGGATTGGGTAAGAAGATCATTCATGTTTCAGCTTATGACTCAAGCGGTAACTTGGTTCAATTGGATGTCCAACTCGTAGATAATAATAATGTGAAGGTTCGCTCGGTTATCAATGTAACTGGAGCTGAGATCGTAGTATCTTTGTAATCCAAAGCTTTTCCCATAATGAAGGGGAGTTCGTACCTCGCTTCCTTTCCCCCCCCATCCTCTGGGGGGTTTTTTTTTATCTTGCGAATGGGTTTAGATTCGTTTATACTTTGAATGGGTAGGGTCGCTCCCGTAATAGCAGAATAGCCCGTAACTAATCCAATATTCTTCTTTTCATGGTGTAACTATGTCAACAATTACTAATAATGGCTTGGTCGGTGACTTGCGACTAGCCCAAATGATCTCTCAAGAAATTCGCTTGCTCCTGAAGGACAGCGTAAACCTCCGAAATACTCCATTCATGGACTTCGTAGGATCTATTAATGGCCTTGGTTCTGATACCGTTCGAGTTCGTAAAGCGTTCTTAGATGGTGAATCAGACTTCTCTCAGTTCACTGGTGCTACCGAAGGTGATGCAGTATCTGATAAAGCTTTGGTAGATGGCCACGTGGATGTCGTAGTTAAGCGTAATGCTTTAGCTTACTCTATCACTGATATGGCTTCTATGACTGGCATGGGTGCCGGTGATATCGATCCGTTTCGTATTGCAGAACATATCGCTAAGTCTTACGATGCTTTGTTCGCTAAGTTAACTGCTGCTTTGTTCACTGGATTCACCGCTCAGAAAGGTGCTACTTCCGCGATGACTGTAGATGTTTTCGTAGATTGTATCCAAACTTTGGAAGCTGCCGGTTCTAATAAAGGTGCTCCGGGTCCTTACGTATGTGTATTGCATCCTGCTCAGTTCGCAGAGCTTCAAGATTCAATCCGTAACGAAACTAATGGTATCGTTCAGTTCATCCCAGCTTCTTACGATGCTATCTCAGCGAAAGGATCTCACTATAAAGGTTCTTACTTGGGTGTAGAGATCTACACTAGCTCTTACGTGTTGGATAATTCTTCTAACTATCAAGGTGCTATGTTCGCTGCTGGTGCTATCGGTTACGCTTCAGGTATGCCAGCTGCGCTTCCGGGTGCTGCTCAAACTATGGAGATGGGCGAAGTAATGGTAGAGATGGATCGCGATGCTACTAAAGCTTTGACTCGTATCGTGGGCCATTGCTACTTGGGTATGGCTATCATCGATGATGATCGCGGTGTCGAGATCGCTACTTTAGTATAATCTAGTCGATTATTTTCCTTGGTTAAGGGGAGAGGGTTTTCTCTCTCCTCTTTTCCTACATTTTAAACGAGGTACAAAACATGAGTAATAATTACACTCCCCAACCATGGGCCCCCCAGCGAGCGAATCCCCAACAGGTTCTACCAGAACCTCCGAACCATCCGTTCTATTATAAATGGCATCCTTCAAACTGGATGTTTCATTACTTCGATGTCGAAGTCAAGAGCGGAAAGAGTACGAAGATAGAGAAGAAGGGATTCTTCATCCCCAATGTTCGAATGGAATATATTGTTCCGGGTGTAAACGGAATCCATCAGATCTCTGGAGAGCTTGGTAATCCGGGTTCTCGAATCGGTAAGCTCCAACAGGATGGATGGGTATATCTCAACCCGGAGCGGTTTCAATACATTAACGTTTATCCAGTACGGGGTGGTCGATACCATTCTCCAATCTGGGAGAACGTTCGCACCGTAGGAAACCGAGTTATTAAGAAGTTCGATAATGATGCCTTCCGAAAGTGGAGCGCGAAGCTCGTACTCGATGGAACTCTATCTCCTATCGAATCTCACTTCTGGGAACTCGAAACGATAACGCACCAGAAAACCATCGATCGCTTGGCTCCATCCCAACATATCCCCGAAGTTAAAATCAAGATGAATCAAGCTTACAAACTCAAAGATGATATGATAGAATGTATTCAACGATTCGAACTCAATGGGATCGAAATATATAGAGAGTTATTCTAATGTCTACCAGTATACCATACGCTCCACAAATCAAGATCCCAGAGCTCCTAGAGCGAGGGAAAGCGAATACGAGTACGCTCCCCATCTATCGCGATGGTTCTCTCGTGGTACCGGATGCGGTACGGTATACTCTCATTAAACCAGATCAAACCAAGTTAATCGATAATGCTACTGCTTCCTATCCTGCTAATGTTCCTACTTATGTACATTCAGCAGGGATTATGGATGAATCGCTCATCCTCGGAGAAGGCTACCTCCAAGAGTGGAAGATTACAATTGTAGGAGAGGAGTATATCTTCCGAAGAATGGCTTCTGTAGTTCTTCGGAGGTTGTACCCAGTAGTATCAGATGCTGATATTACTTCTACGTATTCTCAGCTCGCAGATATACGGCCTTCGAACCTATCCTCCTATCAAACATATATCGATGAAGCTTGGTACAATATGCTTCAGAGAATGAGACAAGAGGGAGGAGGACTGGAGTATCTTGTAATGTCTCCAGAGGCCTTCCGCGCAGCTCATCAGAATCTATCCTTGTACTATATCTTCAGAGACTTCCATAGCTCTCTAGGTCAATCGAACGGAAGATATCTGGATCTCGCGAATGAGCACTTCAGAGTATATAACGATGAATGGAAGCGGATAAACTTCATCTATGACCATGATCATAATGGACTATCCGAGCAGCCAAATAACCGGATAGCTAAACAACCGGTAATATATCTTTCCAATCCGGGAAGATTCGGTTCGTTTCGGAGAAGAAGATAATGGCCCAATCCCTTTCCAGCATCCGAAAACAAATAGCGGATAAAGTAGCCGCGATTACTGGATTCAAAGAATCGAATCATACTCCAGACTACTTCGGGAGAACTGAAAACACCATCGCGAATAAGGCATTCGCGGTAGGAGTATCTAGTTCTACTGGGATCGATGAAAGACAACGTAGAGCGGTAGGAGTGTACATGTCTACTCCGATGATCGTTACCTTCGCGTATCGATTGAGGCCGCTCGATGTCTATCCTACTGATTACGATCTCGCTCTCGATACTGAGCAAGAAGTTATCCAAGGGATTCTCGGAGCGTATATTACGGATAATGCGTTCACCATTCGATATGTTCAGTCTCAGAGAAACGTAACGGATTCTCAGGAATACATAATCATCTCTTTAACCTTTAATATTTTGCACACTATCTAATATATTCGGATAGAATATAAAACATAACACAGGAGGCCGCGATGGCTTATTCAGTAGTACCCAAGACTAAACGCGATGGTCTTATTACACTTCTCGATGGAACTGGAGTTCCAGTAACTCTCGATGTAGCTTACGAAGATGGAAACTTCAGTTTCTCCGATCCTCAACAGTTCTCAGAGCTAGTTATCATGGATCGCGGTAACTTCGCAGCTATCCGAAAGCAAGATGAACAAGCTAAGAGTGGTTCATTCTCTTTTCACTTCAGACAGTTTACAGATGGTTCCGAAGCTGGTTCGGTTCGTGACTTCATTAAGCAAGCTGGTAACTATTCTGGTAATATCTCCACCGGTTCTACTGGAACTCCATATATCGAGTTCTACTGCATCGATATCAAATACACCGCAGAAGGAACGGACTTCGGTGATGATGGAGATCATACTGTTACATTGTCTAAATGTGTTTGCTCTTTGGACTTCTCAGAGGGAGATCCTTCAAGCTTTACATTGAACTTTACATGTTATGGTGGAATCTCCGTTACAGGGCCAGCATAATCTATTATATTCTAATCCATAGGAGGTACTAATGGAATTAGACTTGAAAAAACTCGGAAAGCATGAATCAAGGCTTCCGAGTTCTATCGCAACTTGTTTAGACTTCGTGAGCATCTGGGGATCTCATCCCAATCGCGCTCAACTGGGGAGATTATGCGCAGCGTGTATTGCAATAAGCGTAGACCATGCGCGAATCCTCCCAGCCTATCCGGTCTCCTCTGGGGATCCGATCGCGTATGGGCATAAGGTTCTCGATAGACTACTGGATAATGGAGTAACTCCGAGCGCAGTATACGAGATGGGGAGCGCGATTCTGGTAGAGATGATGAGAATTATCCCTTCCGAAGATGGAGTAGAAGAACGCGCAAATTTTACGCAAGCTCCAGAGGATGGCTAGATTACCTAGCTCTCCAAGTAGCTCTCCGATGGGGTAAAGATCCTGAATGGTTCTATACTCTATCGGAAGATCTCCGAATCTCAGTTCTCGCGGAATATCGATTATCCAATGAATCTCCAGAATCAAGAAAGGATAGACAAGAAGCGATAAAAAGGGCTAGAATGGAAGATATGATTCGGAGAGCGAAAAGATGAGCACAAATATTAATTCGGGTAATGCTGGAGTATCAATAGATACAGATCTTCAGGAGTTTTTCACAGGTTTCATCGATAAGGTAGCTCCGAATGCGCGATCTATCATCGATGAGACTTTAGAGAAGATTGAGCGAGAAGCGAAGAAGGACTGGCCAGTACGACAACCAGAGATTAAAACCGATAGTAATGGGAAGATAATCTTCTTTAAGAAAACCTCGAAAAACTCTTGGAAAAAGTTCGAGCGTGGATATCGCATTACTCCCGATGGGGGATTCGAAGGTTTCCTCCGTAATACCGCTCGTTACTCATGGGCTATTAAGTTCGGAGCGGATCCCATGAATCATCAAGGGAGGGAGATCATCCAGCCCACTGGTAAGAGGGTAGCTCAGGAGCTAATGGTCAAACCACAGAATAAAGAAGCGAAGAAGGTAATCTCCGCTCTAGCAGATGATCTGATGCGGAGAATCTAATGTCACAAGAAAATAGATCGATTAATATCTCGTATAAAGCGGATCTGAAGGATCTTATCCATAAGCTGAAACAGATGCCTAATGTAACCGAAGCAGAAGCCAAGAAGATGGTGGCTGCTCTCGATAGGCAATTGAAGCAAGCGGAGAAAGCCGCTAGACAGAGCGCGGAAGCATCTAGGAGAGCAGCAGAACGAGCTGGAGAGGCCGCTGATGATGCCGCTGATGACTTCGATGAGCTAGAGGAAAGCGCAAGAGATGCCGAGGAACGCTTAGAAGAAGTAGCGGATACTGCTGGGGATGTCGATCAGGGGTTCGCTTCCGTTGGTATGGCTCTTGAGTTCGTTAATCCAGAACTAGCCGAGGCCGCTGGAGGCCTAGCAGACTTCTTCGCAATGGCTGAAGGTGTAGTTACTACCGTAATGAACTTAAGCCCAGCATTGCTCGCTGCCGGTGTTGCTCTTGGGGCCTTAACTCTGGGATACGTATCTCATCAACAGGCACTTGAGAAAACCAGACAGTTAATGATGGAGCTAAAGAGCGCTCAGGATGCTCTCGCTGCTTCTCAAAAAGAACAAGAGGATAACCTTGTAGATGCTGGATCGAAGCTTCGAGAACTCCAGAGGGATTATGAGCTTCTTACAGGTCAGATTACCCAGTATGAATACGATCTGGAGAAAGCAGGAGAGGCTGCTCAGGTTGCTTTTGTTGCTAATATTGATTACGCAAAGCAAGCAGCTTCTCAAACCGAAGATAACATTAAGATGGTTAAGGCTCTGATAGGAAACTATACGAAGCTCGGAGATGTTCCTCTATCAGATGATGAGATCGAAAGATTAAGACTTCTACAATTACAGAATACTGCCATCGATGATGGTTTAAATCTACAACAGAAGAAACCGAAAGTTTTAGCAGCTTTATTCCAGTTACAGAATCAACTTACTGAAGAAGCAAAGCAGAGAAATATCGAAATCCAAGCTATCCAGAAAGCACAGGAAGAATCTGTAAAAATTGCTACTGAAATGGTAACGCTTGAATATGAACTTGCGGAGGCAACCGAGGAAGCCGCGAATCAGAGCGCATTAAAAGCCGCTTTAGAGGAACGCGCTGCCAGAGCGAGAGAGTTATACAATAAGCTCTTAGAAGAAGCTCTCGAAATGGGAGATGATGAGATAAAAGAATACGAACTCCAAAAAAGCATGGATAAAGCACTCGCGGAAGCCTTCATCGATGAAGAAGGGCGTAAAGCGATGGCAGCTAGGGAGCGAATCGAGGATCAGATCGCAGATATTGAGCTATTGGGAATCGCTACTGGTAGAGAAGCCGAGGCCGCGATGGTTATCGAGACTTTAAGGCACGATCAGAAAATGGAAAACCTAGATGAGGAGAAAGAGAAGGAGGAGGAGCTTCAGAAGTTACGACAAGAAGCTGCTATAACTAATCTCGAATCCATGCTAGAGTTCGGAGCGGTAGCGAATGAGCTTTCTCAGAATCTGATTAATAACTCTCAGCTAGAAATCGATATGAACGATCAGAAGCGAGAAGAACTAGAGAAGATGAGCGATATCGAGCGCGAAGCATACGAAAAGAAGAAGAAGCAGCTCCGCGCGTTATTCGTATTCCAGAAGGGGATGTCGTTAGCTGAAGTAGCGATGCAAACCGCAGAGGCCATCGCTGCAGCTATGAAACTACCTCCTCCTTTTAACTTAATTCAGGCCGGTTTAGCTACTGGTATCGGGGCCGCTCAGATGGGTGTAGTAATGTCTCAACAGATGCCTAGCTTCCACATGGGGGGACTCGCTCAGGATGAATCTACCGCTCGATTATTGAAAGGGGAAGCGGTTCTGGATAGAGCTACAGTAAGAAGAATCGGAGGAGAACAGGGAGTTCGTAATCTCCAGAGGGGAGGAGCGAATGGTTCTCCAGTCGTAGTAATCCAACCTTTTAAACACTTTGGAAGATTCGCGAAGGATCTCGGAATCTCATCTCCTAAACTCCAAGGAATCAGAGGATATTAAGATGTCAAATATTACACCGGATAATATGAGAGGGATTCTTATCCCGTATATCGGAATTAAAAAGAGCGCGTTATGGGATGCTCAATCGAACTTCACCCAAGCGAACTCTCGAAGCGGTATCCCTGAAGCGCAGAATATCGGTACGGGCCTCGTATTGGGTGCTATCGGTTCTCAGGGTGAGAATATCGAAGTGGAAACCATCGAAGGAGGGATCCCCGGAGAAGCTCAGTTCGTATGGAGAGGAGAGGATTCGATCGATCTAGGACAGGATGCGAATAATATCATAACCGAATCTGGATACTGGAAGTATAGCGCGAGCTCTACTACCGGAGTCTACTTTTATTCTGATTGTGTATCGGATCCCGAAGGTCGCTTATGGGTAGTATCGGAGCGAGTTCGCTTGGGTACTACATACTCCATTCAACTCCATAGACAGGAGAAGAATGGTTCGATTACTCTGGTTAAAACATTCGTAACCCAGAGCGGAATATTCACTACGCGAGGCCTCCCTTGTATAACTCGAACGCAGGATGGAGCTCTCTTGGTGGCCTTCTTCCAGTACGTAACCCAAGGAGATGTAAATATCATCATCGAGCGCAGTGTCGATAATGGGGATACGTGGAAGCGCATCTCGAACCGAGGATTAAGAACTTCGATTGATACTTCAGATGCAGATCCTCAAAAAATGCGAATGGTGAATATCGATTCTAGTGTGGTTTTATTCATCGAAGCGGTTACCAGTAATCGAAACTCCGTTTATCAGTACGTATCTCGCGATGGTGGGAGCTCCTTCCAGCTTCAGGATAAAAGATCTCAGATCTCCGAAGGTGACTTCCATGAACCATCCCCGATCGCTCTCCCGGATGCTTCAATCGGTTTAGCTTGGGTAGATTCGAACGCGGATCTCAAATGGACCAAAATACCGAATGCTGGGATCCGAGCTACTTCCAACGATTGGAGAGATATCCGAGAGGAGACTATCGAATCCTCGCTTAACTATGGGAAGATCGTATCGGGGATTCTCTCCGAAGGGAATGTATGTTCATTCTATAAAGATGGGAAAATCTACGTAGTAGCTCAAGAACACGCGGATGGCCGGTTACTTATGTTCTACTCGGATGATCTCGGAGATAGCTGGGAGCGCGCTACTTCTGGGGGAGGAGTAATCGAAGATGCGGTTATCTCCGATTATGGTTCGAACTTAGATCGATTAACTGCGCTTTCCGCATGCGTACACGAAGGGAGAGCGAAGATCTTCGCTCATAATACGAACTCAGTATGGTATCTCGCGCTTTCCGGGTTCTCTACCTTCAACTATCCGAAGCGATTAGAGCAGCCATCAAGATCTCAGTATATGAGATGGGATTCTACCTATATTCCAGTAATGCTTCCAGCTACTTCCTCTCAGTATACAACTACAGGAGCAGGAACTCAGCAGCTCGATAGCGAAGGCCTCAAGCTAGATACAAGTGGTAATATTCGCGAATACCGATACACTCATTCAGGTAATTACTTCACTGAAGGACAGGTTATCCGATTAAGGCTCCAAGTAGATCAGAATACTAGCGTAGCATCCGATTATATTGGATTAAGAGTATCCCAAGATGATCTCTCAACGAATAGCGCGGAGTTAATCCTTCGATTCTCTGAGACTACGATACAAGTACGAGATAACTCTGGGATTAAGGCTACCATCTCTCATGATATGACAGTATCTACAGAGATCGTTATCGTGTGGAACGATACGAACGCGAAGATCTATTATCGAACCGCAGATCTCGGAAGCGCTAAGAAGTGGAACCTCGAATCGATCTCCAGCATCGCGAAGATCGCTACGGGACTGGGGAACCGTATCGAATGGGGCCATAGAGCTTTCTCCGGGGTTACCCAGTATATCTCTCACTGGCAAGAAGTCTCAATATCGAGCGGAGAACAGGCTGGATTATTCGATACCTCCCTTCGAGGAGCTCTATATCCGAACTATGGGGAATATATCTATCTCGATGGAGGCCTCAATATAACCGCGAAGGATTCACCAGCTCGTGGGGAAGATATCTACAAAATCGAAGCTCGATACGATTATCCTATCGATAATATCTTCCATCAAATCTCTCTATCTCCTCGGATTACGTGGAGATCTCAGGATGACACTGCCACGAATAGAATACCTCTCCTTATGGATGAGAACGTAGGGAGCGCGGTTAAATCGATGGGGTTATCGGATGTTCTCGGTCTGTACTTGGGGAATATCAACTTCCAGAAGTTCGATCTCCTATCATGGAATGGGAGCGCATGGGATATTCTTGCTTCCATCGATACTGCTGGAGACTTCGTAGGGGACTATACGCTCCGAGGGGCTACGATCGTACCGAATGGGGTAGCGAATGACTTCTATCTCCATTATGGGGAAGTAGTAGGATGGAGAGCGAAGTTATCCGTAGGAGAAGATACGGAAGTAATGGTTAAGATCGTACAGAATAGCGAAGGCATCTGGGGAGATAATACGGACTCTAAGCAAGCGGTTCTGGTATATGACACTAAGCTAACGGATCCTGCTACCATTCCAGCTACTGGAAAGATTGAGTTAATACCTCCGAGTATGACATTCACTAAGGCGAGGCTCGATGGAGTCAACTTGGGAACCAGAGCTCTCGCGATCTCCATTCCTCCCCAAGCTACTCTCGAAGGATACTTCCAGATTGGATCGATGCTTATGGGTTCGATCGCGTTCCCAGCTCCTCAATACCAGAGAGGCCGCGTTATCTCATACGAACCGAATATCCAAACCGAGAATACCTTGGATGGGATGTTCTTCTCTCGTAAGATGAGCGAAGGCCGTAGAACTGTATCGATCGCATGGACCGAACCCATCGATACTACTCGATTATATGAGAGAGCTCCAGATTACTGGCAAATGAGTAGCACTAGCGGAGCGCTCCCCGTAGCTAACTATGGAGATGCCCCATTCCTCATGCAAGGGATAGTTCGATATCTCCAGAATAGACAACCCATCGTATACCTTCCTCTCCTGAAGAAGGGAACCGATGAACAGCTCCAGAATCGATTATATGATCATCTTCTCTGTAGAACTACCGGAGCGATCTCTATCGAGTCCGTACTTGGTGAAGAACTAGAGAACGAGTTATTCCGAGTCTCTACGATGAACTTAGAGGAGATTGAGTAATGGATTCGATAAAGCGCAGTGAGATTCTCCAAGGGGATATCTGCTTCCTATTGGAGATCGATTATTATGGAACTCCATATCGATTCTCTACTATCCCGATACAGATCGAAGATATCGCGGAGAATCAGATTATCCCATATCGCGGAGGCTTATCGGATCCCGATGTCAATCTCCAATCTCAGAGGGTAGGAGTAGATCTCGAAGCGAATACTATCTCAATGGAGCTGGTATTCGAAGAAGTAGACTGGATTCGAGAATGGAAGCGAGGAAGAACTCTTAACGATGCTTCCTGTGAGCTCTCGATGGTTATCGTATTCGAAGGGAAAACGAGCTTCACCATCCAAGATCGAATCGGGATATTTAAGGGCCGCGTATTGGATGCCATCTTCGGAGACCCAGCAGCTCAGTTAGGAACTATCTCCTTCTCCATCGAGAATAGTACGAATATTCGGAATATTAAGCTAGTAGGAACTCATCATATCATTAGAGAGGAGGAGTTCTCTATCGGGATTATCGAACAATCTAAGGGAAAGGTCGTTCCATTCGTATTCGGGGATCTAGGGATCGCTACTCTGGAGAGTTCCGATGGGAATCTCACTACAGAGAACCAGATACCAACTTCTCCAGCCTATCAAGCTGGAGGAACTCCAACTCTCCTCACCCAGTACTTCCTTGTAGCCTATCACGAAGTAATCGGAGGGAAGGTTCGAGTATATGATGGTAACGGAGGTAATATGGTTAACCGCGTGAGATCTCTGGTAGATTCTCGTGGTAAAACTCTCTCTTATGTCCCTTATTACGTTACAGGAGTAGGAACTCCAGAGGGAACGAATCTCGAAGATAATAGCTTCCAGCTTTCCTCACCGGAGCTCTCCTTCGGTTATTATGCTTCATGGGGAGAATCTGATGGAGCGCATCCGAATCCCTTCTCGAATGGTTCTCTCAAGTCCGCAGTAGATCTCTCTCTATTCGTTCTCCAGTTATCGGGGTTAGATTATGATCTCGGAGCGTGGAGAGGCCTCGAAGGAGTTCTCAATCGTTACAAGTTCTCTGGGTATGTAAACGATATAGAAGTATCCGCTCTTGATTGGATTCAGAGTAATATCTGGGAGCTTCTCCCCATCGAGATAACGAATGGATCGAAGGGGATTAAGCCTACGTTAGATCTGTATATGTACTCCCAAACCATCGAACCTACTCATTATCTCTATGATTCGGGAGAGCTCCAAATCATCTCTCCATTAAGTCCGCTCGAACAGGAGATATACAATAAGATAACGGTTCGCTTCGGATACGAAGGTAATCAAGGGAACTATCGCTCGAAGGTAATCATCGATCCCGATGCTACTGAGGAGATCGGGTTAACTTATACGGATGCGCTCGCGGAGATCTCCTTCTCCCGGTATGGCCTTCGTGAACTGATTATCGAGGCTCCATTCGTATGGGATCTGGATACCGCGGTTCGAATCGCGAGAGATAAGATTCGTTACCACGCTCTCCCAGCATACGCGATAGAGATCTCAGCTGCCCCGAAGTATGGATATCTGGATCTCGGAGATATTGTTTCTCTCACTTCGGAAAGAATCGGATATGATAATCACAAATGTCAGATTATGAGTAAATCATGGTCAAACAACCGATGGAGATTCATTCTTCAGCTCGAAGATAATCCTCTCGTAAATCTCAGAGATTAGAATTTGCCGATATTCAAAAAAATATCGGATAGGATAATATCATGGTCATTGTATATTTAGATAGACAACACTGCGGAAAGCCTTCGAAGCCCATGGATCGCGGAGCGAGTGTTACACCAGCTCCAGCCTTCGGTATGGGCCGCGAAGCTATGTATACGGGATATCTATCTCTCCTATTGGAGGAGAAGCTTCTGGATCTTGGGGCTACTGTATTCTCTGTATCGGATGGAGAATATCGAGATAGGCATCGTAGAGTAAACGATATCGCTTCCCAGTTCGAAGGGCCTCAAGTATATCTCTCCCTGCATCTCAACGCTGGGAATGGAGATTATGCTAGTTTTTTCCATCATCATCTCAGTAGTAACGGAAAGAATCTCGCGGAGAAGATCGCAGCTCGAATGGAGAGTCATCAAGAGAAGTTTCCAGAGATTAAGAGATATCTCGCGAAGGCCGCAAATCCAGATGATTGGACCAGAAACGCATATTACACGATCCGCGGAGTATCCGATCCTGTAGCGATCTGCTGCGAACCTATGTTCATCGATACCCATCGCGAATACTTAACGCTCCCCCATCTCGAATCGATAGCTAATTCGATCGCGGTAGGGATCTTTGACTGGGTGATATAATGGAAGAAAATCTAATTCATCTAATGCTAAATGGAGGAGCGAACATAGCCTTCGGTCTTTTCCTCTATATGCAAAATAAAGAACTCCAGAAGCGCGCGGATGATAGAGAAGCGAAGCAAGATCAAAAAGAACAAGATCTTCGAGATCGCTACGATAGAGTTATCGCGGATATGCAACTACGCGAAGATACCATTCGGAGAGAACTGGTATCGGAGATTAATGAGCTAGAGCGCAAGGTAACCACGCTCGAAACAAAAATCGAACATATTTTCAAGATCGTAGATGAGATTAAGGCCCGTTTCGTAACGGTTCGATAATCTTCTCGATGCTATCCTCAGAGAACAGGCTAAAAGGCGCGCGCTTAAAAAAAGTAAGGTCCTCTGGGGAGTCATTATGGACCCAGAACTCACTCAGGAAGGGAACCATCCCTTCTATCGTAGTATATAGTAATCGGGTATCAATAATCCCCATATAGAGCTTTCCTTTATAGAGGAAGCCTTCCATAGTTAGATCAGAGATGAGCTCTCCCTTCTCGATCGAGGTTAAGCGCGAAGCGATCTCCAATCCTCTTTCGGGGAATGCGCTTCTTCTATGTCTCATCGAAAAATGCTGCATGGGTCTACTTTTCCATAGCCGAGCGGAGATAGTTTTCTCCTCTCCATTGAACTGATACAGATAATCGATCCCATTATCGGTATCGATGGCCATTCCTAGAGTAGACTTCCATGTACCGGGATACTGTTTCGCGATGGTTGGAACCACGAATCCAAACCATAACCGATCCGATTCTTTTAATCTGAATTGCGTACTCATATCGATACCTCCGAGATGATAGCATTATAACCGAAAAAAGATGCATTTTATTATACTTTTTTGTTTGCATAGTATATAAAACTATAGTATATATTAATATATCCAATGAGGATATAAAAACAACGAGGTACAAAATGACTAAACAAGAAGCAATCAACAAGATGAAAACAAAAATCTCTAATATGAGCGATGATCTGATTATCTCAGTTCTAAAGAGTATGGCTAAACCTTGGGATAAATACACTCATGAAGAAAGAATGGTAAAAGCTTATCTCTATGATGAATATGAGAATCGTAACGGAGAAGAAGCAGTAGATCTTCTATTAGATATCATTGAAGCAATCGAAGAAAGCAGAAGATAACAACCATCGGAGGGGCCTTCGAGCTCCTCCTCATCTAACGAGGTACAAAATGACAAGAAAAACAGCTAAACAAATCGGAAAGAACATCGGGTTCGGATTCGTGGTACTGGGTGCAGTTATGCTCTGGTTTCCTATGTTTCACGCGCTTAACGCTATCGCAGTAACTATTACGGGAGGTATACAATGAGTTACAACGAACCACAACTTAACAGATTCGATGAAGGAAGAACCTTCTCTCTAAATATTACCATCCAATGTCCTCTAAGGATAAAGCAACTAATACCAACCTTTACTAACATGGATATGCGAACCTTCAGGAGAGGAGGTGTAATAGATGCTATCCCAAGTGATATACATGACTTTAGCTTACGGGAGCTTCTACCATTCATCGATGATCTATGGATTCGTAAAACCTGTAAAACCATGATGAATAATCCATTAATCGATCGGATCTTCATCTCGAAGAAGGAAGTATTACGGATTCATGACTTTAGAACGGAGGATTATAAATGCCTAGTAAGATGTACCGTTCTCGTAGACTGTGAGATCGCATATAAAACATGCAAAATTAATGGAGGTGAACAATGAGTTACAGAAGAACATATATACGAAGAAATGGAAGAACACAATATCGAGAGAACTCAGGGCAGCGAAGGGATGAACAGAGATTCGATATTAATGGGGATACTGGAGTAGTATGTCGGTATTGGAGTCCGATCTATTGCATGTGGGTATGGGAAGCGCAGCTCATGAGAGAAGGCCTTATCTATAAGCGAGAGTTTACTGGAGCGGATGCACTGGAAGCGAAGTTATGGTTATACTCTAAACAGGATGCTTTACAGAATCCACAGTTCGCTCGAACGATTGGAGAATATATAACCGATTCGAACTTCACTCATGAGGATCTAGCTTCTCTCTCAGATCTCACGAAGGCCACCATCGCGAAGTGGATCGCAGGAGAAATGTATCCGAATATCTCATCTCTGGTTAGAATATGTAAGATTATATTCGTGGATGAGTGGTTCGAGAAGTATGAAGAACTATCTCAGATGATAGAACTGGAGAGATGATTATGGGATGGTTACAAGTATATCAGGGGATTCTCCAAGGAACTCCAGTTCCGATGGGTAGGCCTCGATTCACTAGAAGCGGTAGAGCGTACACCGCTAAGAGCTCCAGACAATATAAGAACGATCAGATCGCTCATCTCGTAGCAGCGAAAGGAGAGAACTGGAAGCCGCTAGAAGGGCCTCTCCGCGTGAATGTAACGTTCGTATCTCCGAGACCGAAAAGATTATTCCTTAAGGCCGGAGATACTCCAGAAGGGAGAATCTATAAGACCACGAAGCCAGATATCGATAATCTACTGAAGATGGTACTCGATATCATCACTCAGAGCGAGATCTGGATCGATGATAATCGAGTAGTGTGTATCTCATGCGAAGATTACTACGCATCGCGCTCGGAGGATCCCCATACTCTATTCACCATTCACGAATGGAGGGAAGATGGGTAATATTAATCTGAATCTGGGATGCTCTCTGGAAGCGATGAGAGAGATGAAGGATAACCAGTACGATCTCGCTATCGTAGATCCTCCCTATGGAGTGGACACGAAGAGCGCGTTCAATGGTTCCGGGAAGCTCAAAAATAGAACTCTTAATCGAGATACGAAGATCGATCGATGGGATACCGCTCCTTCTCCAGAATACTTCTCGGAGCTCTTCCGAGTGAGTAAAGAGCAGATTATATGGGGAGGAAACTACTTCGATCTCCCTCCTACTCGCTGCGTAATCGCTTGGGATAAGGTCCAACCTTGGGAGAACTTCTCAGGATGGGAGATGGCTTGGACTTCGTACAATAAACCAGCTCCGATCTTCCGATTCGATAATCGAACGAAGGGAAAGATCCATCCTACTCAGAAGCCTCTCCAACTCTACAGATGGCTACTGGATAAATTCGCGAAGGAAGGGGATAGAATACTGGATACTCATCTCGGATCGGGAAGTATCGCGCTCGCTTGCTATGATGCTGGATATTCTCTGGATGCTTGGGAGATCGATCCCGATTATCATTCGAAAGCGGTAGCACGCTTCGAGAAGCATTCCAGACAACTCAGATTATTCGGAGGGGATGATGGATAAACGATTCAAGATATCTTTATTCTCCAATCGATACGCGAGGATCCCCATCTCTCATGAGGTATCCCGGAGAGATCTGGGTAGAGGGCTTCTGATGCCAGCAGTACCTTATCCTGTAACCCAGAAGAATACTCTACCTCTATGGAGTCCTACTAGCTTCGATGGAAGTAGATCTGGAGCGAATGCGCGGTTCATCTCTTGCCTAGTATTCGATATGGATGATGGTACGGATATAGCATTCCATAACAACTTCTTAGATTATGATTATCTATTCCATACTTCCTTCTCCCATTCCGAAGCCCATCATAAGTATAGAGTAATCCTTCCTCTGAAGAATCCTATACCAGCTCAGGACTGGAAGCGAGCAGCGAAGGCCGCTAAGGAGTTCTGGGATCTGATTATCGCAGTAGGAAAACCGGATTCGAATGCTCTTACCGATTGTGCACGAATGTATTATCGATTCGCTCATCCTGATTATGAGGGAGCTTCGGAAGTGCATGAGGTATTCGATAACCATACTGGGAACTACTTCGATCTCGATTACTCCCATATTCCCATCGAGGCTCCGAAGATTGTTCGAAGATACCAGAGATGGACTTCGCGCAAAGAAGGACAAAAAATGGGAATCGAGGCTCTATTCCATAATCCAGAATTTAGAATGGGAGTAGCGAATAAAGCTGGGGCAAATGTCGAGGGTAATATGGCTCGCGGTATCCGGTGCCCTAGCTGTGGAGAGAATGAGGTTTACTTCTCTATCGATCCTTCGCTTCCTCACGCGGTTTTATGGCCTCACTGTAACCGCGCGAATAAATGTACATGGTGGGGCAAACTGGAGGATCTGTTATGAGAATGCCTAAAACTTTAACTCCTTGGGGAATGAGACTATTCAGATATATCGAAGTTCGTAAGTGGAACCTCGATATACTAGAGGATAAAGCCGGAATCCCTAAGAGTACGATATTAAGATGGATGCAGGGTAGAACTTTACCTCGCTTGGATTCGTGGATCGTGATATGTGATGCGCTCGCACGAAATGAACAGGAGTTCGATCAAATCATTAAGTCTACAATGGAGTCGATAGTAGAATACCAGCTCGCTACTACTCGATACAGAAGGAGAGCTGAAAAACAACTTAAATAACCGAATAATCAGAGGTACAAAATGCATTATTCAAAATGGGCCACAACAAAAATAAGACAAATTGGAAAGAGCGTAACTTCGTTCGTAGTAGAGAATGGGTTCGGTCAGGGTACTTTTAACACCGCTAAAAGATACGATCCCACGAGCGCGAATCTGGTGATATTCTGTGAGGTAATCAATGAGAAGCAAGGAGGAGATAAAGATAACTTCCATGCGCTCTTATTGGAGGCTATCAAGTCCACCAGAGCTTATTATCACGCAGTAGAACGAATCGAGGCTAGTAAAAAATGAATGAGAACATGAGAAAACTACTCCAGCTCGCATCCGAGATGGGGATCGATGCAGAATATAAACACGCTCCAGAGGGAGCGGATATCGATACGTGGGATATGTTGGAGAAGCCTTCTCCGCAGTATGATAAAGAAGGGAACCTCAAGAGAGCGATCAAACCATTCGCGAATCGTAATAATCTCGCGGTTATATTGGAGAATGATCCAGAGTTCGCTACGCTATGCTTCAATGATCACGCGAATAAAATTAAGTGGAATGGAGAGGAGCTCTGGGATCCGCATCTCGAAGATATTGGATTACATGTAGAGAGATGCTACCGGATAAAGTACCCATCTCACGATATCAAGCGCGCAGTTCTACGGGTAGCCTATCAGAATATCGAAGAACCGATTAAAGATTACTTGAATAGTCTCAAGTGGGATGGCAGCCATCGAATCGATGATCTTTTCGAAGTAGTATTCCGCGCTCAAGTTATCAAGGGTTCGAAACAACTTATTAGAGAGATGTCTCGTAAGTGGGTCCTATCTCTGGTAGCTCGAATCATCTATCCGGGGTGTAAGATGGATACCTTCCTCGTACTCTGTGGAGAGAAGGGATTAGGGAAGTCTACCGCGTTAAAAACTCTTATCGGGGAAGCTTGGTTCGCTGACTCTCCGCTCGATATCTCGAAGAAGGATTCATTAGAGCTTATTCATTCCTCGGAGACTTGGCTATGGGAACTCGCAGAGCTCCATTCGCTACAGGGAAGAACCGCGGATAACTTCAAAGCATTCATATCTAGCGCATCCGATAAGTTCAGGCCATCATATCAACAGTTCCCTAAGAGCTATCAAAGGAGAGTGGTATTCGCTGGAACCTCGAATAACTATCAGTTCCTTAGCGATGGACCAGAGAGAAGGGTATGGCCTATCACGTGTACGGGAAGTATCGATACGGATTATCTAAGAACTTGGCGAGATCAAATATTCGCTGAGGCTATGGAGGCTCTCAGAGATAGAGAGATATGGCATCTGGAGCGCGATTCTCAAGCGATGCTATCCCATCTCCAGCAAGCTTACATAATCGATGATCCTTGGGCACTACAGGTACGGGATGCCATTGTATCTGGGAAGAATACTACCTCGATGATTATGAAGGAGATAGAGCTTCCAGTATCCCAGCAACATTCAGGTAATGCGCGAAGGATCGCTCAGATCGCTAGAGACTATGGATATGAGCAGGTAGTATCCGAAGGAACTAGAGTTTGGAGATTAAAATAATCTTTTCACTTGATTCTAATCTCGAAGTGATTATAATAATAATGATTGATTAATGCTTCAGGCTATCGGTTATTATGTTGTTTTTCAAACCTCAAGGGCTTCTCTCCCCTTGGGGTTTGTTTTTTTCTCTGTAGATTAACTAATACTTCAGTTCTACCGCGTAGAATAATCCATCGATAACAGATACTTCGATAGATTATACAGATGATTACAGATAAAATACAGATGATTACAGATACCCTAATCTGTTATAGCCTCGATAGCTTCGTAAGTGTAGCCAAAAAAACCGATATTCTCCCTATAATCTATATATAGAATACTTTTTTAATAGTAGTAATTATATTATATATAGGGCCGAAGTACGTAGGAAGCTAAAAAACAAGCTATACCTAAGGCAACACCGAAGTAATAGGAGAATCTGGTATCTGTTTTCATCTGTATATCATCTGTTATCATCTGTATTTAGAGCGCGGTTATCTGTTTTCAAGCTTCTTTATAGCTTGCTTTACCCATCTCCGAGCTGGGGTTCCTCCCCATAAGGCCCATGCAATTGCTGCCTTGGATGTCTTATCTCTACGCGCGAGGCTCTCCTCCTCCGCTTCTCCATGCCTAGCGAACCACGCATCCATTAACTGAAGCTGCTCTAAGTCAACCGCACCCGAAGCGATTCTTCTCGCGGTTCTCATTCCAGTACCGGGAACTCTCTCTCCCTTCTCTGAATCCTTATAGGCCGCTCTCTTACTCATCGGGAGGGATAGATTATAATCGATAGCTCTTTGGGCTATGAGCTGAATGTTCTTTGGTACGTTTATAGTAGGCATAACGGTCAATCCTGAGTTATATTATGATTATGAATGAGAACGAATCTATTATCCAATCTGTATTCGGGAGAATCGATCTGGGATGGGATCTACCCATCGAAGAAGCGATTACTCTCTTATCAGATGGCATCGCAAAGTATCCCGAAGGAGTTAAGCATACTCGCATCGGAGATACCTCTATTATAACAGTGAATGGTATACCTTACTTAGATATCAAGTGGAATCCTCGCGGATACGAATGCGCTCCCCATACGGAAGCCTTTCCCATCCTTGGGTTACTAGGTACGGTTCTAATCATCATCAGAGAACTGGAGGCTCGCTATGGCACGAAGTAAAAAAGATAATGAGCTCATCTCCTATAAAGTTTCAAAGCTTCAGCGAGAAGGATTCGGACTAGATCAAGCGCGCGCTATAGCTTTCCGAATGTATAGGGATGGAGAACTAAGGGGAAGCGTACCAGCCTCGAAGCCGAAGAAGAAAACTACTTCAGGGAAGCGGAGAGTCGAATCTCGAACCCGTAGAGCTTCCTACAGAGATACAAGAAGAAGAACTCAACCTCGCACCCGTAGAGCTTCATACAGAAGCGGAAGAAGGTAAGGGGCTACTAGGGGAGCGTTCTATTCATAAACGAGGTACAACATGCTTATATGCTTACGCTAATAGGGGCTACTGGGGTCATGTGCACTGGGGTACCCCCCCCCGG